ATGACTTCATCAGGATTATCTTCAAATATTGTAGGTCTCAAAAGAGCAAGAAACCCTGTTATTTCTTTAATGGGTGGGCAATCATGACCACCTTGGAAAGGGGAAGGAATAATATTGGAATCACTCGGTATAAAAGATGGGGTAGTAACCTCACCCAGGGCTTGCAGCCGACCGGAAAATTCCTGTTTATAGATAGGTTTAGTGTCCGAAACGCATGGAGGAAGCCACGCTCCTTTACGGGTAACTGGTCCAGCTTGATAACTGACACCATTCCCTTGATAAGCAAGAACACTTCGCTTGTCTGTCTCAAAAAGAGGACAGACGTAAGAATCGTCTTGAAGACGAGCGAAATGTGTTCCGAGTACAAAAACTTTTCCTGTTGTGCGATCACATGCAACGTATGGAAGACTACAGTCTCCCCGTTCGCCCTGTGATCCAACACAAACAAGATAATCATCTATCTTCCATCGGATTTTCTTTCCTTCATCCGTGGTAAGTTGATCTTCGTAGGCAACTCCAGGTCGCAAATTGTTACCAGTAACACATTGGATACTAGTAACACCCTTCTTTATAGTTTTATGGACTCGAGCTATTTGGTAACGCTCCAAGTCAAAATTCTCAAATTCAGCACGAGACATAAATTTGAGATTGGGAGAAGGGTTGACGGAATCAGGAAGATCCATCGCAATTTGATCCCGTCCTTCGAGACGAGTGAGGGTGACTTTAGTAGATGGTAATCTATGGAGTGTTGTGTCACCATTGAGGATTTGAACCTCATTAAAGTTAAGTCCATAGACTTCGAAAAAGTGAGCGGTTATAAATACGCGAGATCCAGAGATCAAGCCGTATGTTGAACATGACTTATCGGAGTCATAAATAAATTTAAATCCTAATATATTAAGACCAACTTTATTAATATGTGCAGCTATATTTTGTTGTAATGTGGCTTGATAAGCTAGCTGCTTATTTTCATCAAGCTTTTCAAACTCTCCAGTGTCAAATTTGTGAATTCTAGTTTCAGTTGTTGGGACGCCAAGAGAATTTGTCTTCGTCTTCTTTTTCTTATCACCCGTTTTCTTTTTTCGGGCTTGAAATCGTATTTTATGAGATTTGTTAAGACGAGCAAGTTGACCTTTTGAAAGAGACTGTAGATCAACGACAGGTTTAGGAGGAGTAAAAATCCAAGTGAGAAGAGAAGTCAA